AACTCGCCGGAGAACACGATCCCAAGATCTTCCTCTGTCCACAGTCTGTTTTTCGGGGGGCGGTATTCGATGCTGCGGTAATAGCGAAAGCCTGTTCGCTCGGAGTACCCGAAGTGCGGAATCAACCCCCGGAACGCGTGAGAGCGACGAATCCACGAGTATGGATGCCCCCCCGCTGCCAGCCACAACCACATGGCGACAATCCAACAATTCAGTCGATGGCGCATTCATTGATGCTATGGATTGATGTCATCACGGGTGACGATTACATGGCGCCCGGACTGATAGACGCGCACACCGTCGAGTTCACAGACAAGCCAGCAGACTTCATGCGAGTCTTCCGTGCCTACGCCTTTGATGGCGCGTCGCTTGAACATCCGGCCACCGACAAGCGACACGGTGATATCGCCATCTGTGCCGACGTGATTTCCTTCCGCGTCGGTGGTGATTTCATGGACTTTATTCATGCCAATGTCATATTTCATCCCAAGAAAGCGTCAACGTTTCGCTTGGCGTGATTCCACCCGATGCGGTCGTCCCTACCGTCAGCATCATGACGCAGTGATCAGCCTTCTCGCCGGTGCTGGTGTAGGGGCCGGCACCTAGGGTAAGCGGGGATCCGCTGGTGTAGGTGAATGCGTCGGCATAGCCCGCCGTCGCGGTGGCTTCTGCCGGCGTGGCATAGGCGGTGACTGCTTTGGCATAGAGTGTAACGCCAGTTCCAAGCCCATTCGCGCCGTCCATATAGACCTTGACGTTGGTGATCTCTGTGTAGGTGCCGCCAGACACGTTCATTCGCAGCCACTTCTCGAACGAGTAGTCGACGCCGGCGCCTGGTTTCACCATCGGGTTGCTGGTGTCGACGGTGCTGTTGTCGGCATTCTTGAATCTGATATTCCCGCTCGTCTTGTCCGTCTGTGTTCCACCGGCTCCGTTTTTTTCGACTAGCTGTACTGTTGCGGCCATTGGGTTTCCTTTTTAGGCGTCTTCTTCGATCTGGGTGGCGTGGGCAATGTTTCCTGCCTTGTCGCGAATGATGGTTGTTTCCGTCTTGCGTGCCGGGAGCGTCAATTCGACAGATGCCGGCATCACGGTATTTTCGACGGTGATATTCGGCTGTGCGACATTGACGACCGGAGCAGGATTGGCCGGGGCGTGGTTATCGACTCGTACCGCAGGCGCGGCGACATTGACAACCGGGGCGGGCTGCTCCGGGATGATGTTGTCGACGCGAACATCTGCCGGTGCGACATTGACAATCGGGGCGGCCACATTGATGACGTGAGACGGCTGCTCCCGCACTGCTGCCGCAATCGCCGATACACCCGCCTCAAGCCGCGCCGAGTTCTGTTCCTGATGCCGCTGCATGATCCCGGCAATTTCGCGCTGGTGTTCAATCTCGGCAAGCGCTTTGCCGTTGGCCTGCGTGTCGGCGCTGGCGGCGGCAGTATCAACGGGTGAGACTGGCGGCACGGCGATGACGTCGACTGTTATCCCGAGCGTTTCAAGATGTTTCCGCTCGTCGGCAATCTCGGCGAAGATTTTGTCAGGATCTTCGCCCCTAGCGCGGATGGTTTCGGAAATGCTGGTGATGCCAGCAGAAATTTCCGCACGCGCCGCGTTGACGTCTTTGAGCGGGTCAACCCACTGCCGACGCGGGGGAGTCCACTTGGCCATGGCCGGCGCAGGGGTGCGGATAGCCTTGACGGCGAATGCAGTCTCTGCCCAGCGTTTCCAGATCGGCGCCAACATCATCGGGACCAGCACATGCCACTGGAGCATGTCGACCGTCTTGTAAAATTCAACGAGGCCGGCGCGAATTGAGGAGTAATTCACGTCCGACAGATCGCCAGTCATCTGCTCGTAAGTGATCCCGATGCCCGAAGCAATCGCCCGTAGCTGCGTCTTGGTATATGCGCCGTAATCGCCGCCATTGGCCGGCGCACCGAAGCGGATATCCTGCCCTGGCTTGAGATACTGGATCAGCCCCGCCCCAAGCGTTTCGATCCGGTTCCCGTTGATATCGGTAGTGCCTTCAGATAGGCTGACGCCATTGTCTTCGGTGGTGACAATCGCCGAGAAACAGGATTCGATTCCCTTGCGGACTAGCTCGGCCTCTTCGTAGTCGTCAAGGTCCCGCATCTTGAGCAGGATGCTGGACATTCGCGGCACGCCGCGAGACTGTCCTGGGCGCAACCGCTCGAAGATATGCAATACCTGATCGGCCGGGATCCGTTTCGATTCCAGCGGCTTCGATCTGTTCGCCACGTCGCCAGGGTGCTGGTTGTGGAGGTGATAGGCAACGCGCTGGCCGATGGCGTTGTATTCAATCCCAGATATCAACCAGCCGCCGCCGTTGACGGCTCCCGTCTTGGTGGCGTCGAGATAGTCCGGCTCAAGCACCTGCAATTGCAGCGGGACAAGTAGCCCATCTTCTGGCCGGCGTTCCCGGTAGCGAATCAGGCATTCGCCAGACTCGAAAACGCAGCGCATAACGAGGGCCTGTAGGCCGTAGAAGTCCAGCATGCCATCGGCGTCGCATTCTGTGGTCCACTGCTCGAATGCTTCCTTCGCGCTGCCAGCCTTGACGGTGATTCCCGTGCCAACCACATTCGCGACGTACACATCACGGGCGCGGCTGGCGTATGGGTTGTCCCGGCACAGTGAGCGGGTGCGATCCCGCAGCTTGACAGCGCTGCTAGCGACTTCGGCATCCGCGCTCGTGGCTCCGGTGATCCAGCCTCCGGTGCGTCGGCCAGTCTTCGCGCCTTCGTAGGCTCGAAGATTCAGCGAGTCCGCAGCACGGGCGCCGGCGCGCTGTATCGCAGCACGGGCAACCTGGCGTTTCAACCCGGCTTCCGGGCTGAACAGGGTGATCAGTTTGTCGAGTGCGTTCAATTCCGCACCCGCTGAACATAGCTCTGTGTGACCGGCGTCGCGATCGTCGCAGCGGCAATCAAGCCGGCTTCTATTTCGCGCTTGGCCTTTAGCAAATCGCTGATAGAGCGATAGGTGACGCGCCGGTTATCTATTTCGACGGTTAATTCACCCGTCGCGATTGCAGCCTCAATCGCCGCGAGCTGTGTCGTGGTATATGCCATTGTTTCCCGTTATTCCGATGCGCCAGGTACTGCCCGTCGTGATTGTGGCCAATGTGGCGATTGCAAATACACGAAGAATTGCAACTATCGACCTTTACGGATTCGCCAGACAGTCGTTTTGTTGACGCTGAAACGCTTGGCGATTTCCTCGTATGTTCCAACGGCCTCCCGGATTTCTTTTCGCAACATCGGCGAGCGCACGGCAATGTACACTGGCATGCCACCCCAATTCAGGCGCAGTGATCTGTCGATATCGGCGCGCTTGGGCTTGGGGATTGTCACGTGTTCCGAAACAGTGTCGATAACGGACACGATAAAGTCATCTTCTTGCACGGGCGCGAATCCTTTCATTGAGTTCTGCCGCACGGGACGCGAGCAGGTTTGTCGGTACGGATGGCGAATTCTTGCCGCTCGCGGATTCTGAAACAACGGCGCCGGCCCGCAATTCAAGGTTGATACCTGACAGGCGCAGCGCGGCCAGAGCATACTTCCAGCAGTCCAGCGCCTCGTTGCGTGGGCGTGTCTGCACCCATTCGTTGTGGGGGCGGGTGCCTCGCATCTTGGTGACGAGTTTTTCCGCTGTGAGCTGAGCAAAATACTCATCGTCAAAGCTGGCATCATTCGGGAAGTGGATATACGCCGGGCCGGGCGTGATGATCTTCAGGCGGGAATAGATCAGCGCCTTTGCCTGGTCATCGCCAACGAGATGCACCGTCAGGCCTCGCTTGATTTGTCCACGCAGGCGCTGGCGCCGACTCTTTTCATTTTCGACTATCGGTACATTCGGACCGGCCCGCCCCTTTACTGCGACTGCCCAGCGGCGCGGTTCGCAGAAGGCATAGACCATGCTTGTGTTGTATCCGCTGTCGATGGCGACGGCTTCAGGCCCCCAGAACTTCAGTTCGCTATCAAGCTGCATCCAGACATCAGGCTGTGCCGTGTCTCCGGGGATAATGATGTGATCCATCGTCCACGCCTCTTCACCGTCTCCCCAGTCAACGACAGTTACCTCTAGCCGGTCCTTTTGAACGTCGACGCCTGCTGTGCGGGCCAGTGCCTTTGGCTTTTCCTCATACTCTTCCAAGCGGGTTATCAGGCCGGTAGCGTCTATCTGGTCGCCGCGCTCTTCCCATACCTCACCGAGGTGCGTGTTGACGAATGTCCGCAGCGTGGACGTTGACCTGATGGCGGTCAGCCACTCCTTGACGAGATCTGACCATGACGGGCCAAGGCCTATTGGCGCATAGAGGGCGCTGATGTGATAGCCGCGTGCGCTGCGCTCAGGGCTTCCGGCGATCCAGCGGCCTGCTGAAAGCATGGCCGGCTTGTTGTGTTCGTAAATTTCTCCGGCACATGCGGCGCACACGTAATAGGCTTCAAGTTGTTCGCCTTCCCCGCGCCACTTGATACCGTGCGTCGCATCGCTGCCGCCCCATTCGAGCGCCTGCACCTCTCCGCATCGCGGGCACGGCACGAAGTAGCGCCGCTGGTCAGATTCGAGATAGCCGCGCTCAATCAGGCTCTCATCTTTCACGGTCGGAGTGCTGATGTAGAGCCGCTTTGGGCGGGCGAATGACTTTGTTCGGCCCTTAGCCAGAGATACCGGGTCACCTTCCTCGCCGACCTCACCCGGGAAGCGGTCCAGATCGTCCATTATTAGGTAACGCACGCTGCGCTGGGCATAACTGTTCGGCGAATTTCCGCCAGACAGGAACAAGACGCCACCGGGGAAGTCGATCATGTCTTTGGAGTTAGCAGAATCACGCGAACGCTGGCCGCCGAGCAAGTCACGGATAACCGGCGTCTCCAGCAGCAGCGGGTTCAGCTTCTGAGCTTTCCATGCGTCGCGGGCGTCAAGTGTCGGCATGAGTACCATCACCGGAGCGGGTGCGTGGTCGAAGGTGTAGCCAAGGAAGTTGACGGTGGCCTCGGTGACGCCGACCTGCGAGGACTTCATCACCCAGATATCGGTTACGCGGCTGGAAGCTGACAGACAATCCATGATTTCGCGCAGGATCGGGTTGCGGGAAGTGCGCCAGCGCCCACGTTCTCCAGCCTGCTTTCCTGACAAGACACGGTGATCATCGGCCCACTGGCTAACAGTCAGGGCGCGGCGAGGGCGGGCAGCGCTCCAGAAGGTGTCAAGACAGTGGGCTAGTTTTGCGGTCATTCTTCGGTGTTGACCGCAGCAGTCTCGTCGAAGGTCTTGCCGGTATCGGCGTGGACGGCCTGCTTTCCGGTGTATTGCTGCCAGCGGCGGACGGCGACGTCGACGTACTTTCCTTGTAGCTCCATCGTGTAGCAGACGCGGCCAGTTGTTTCAGCTCCGATCAGCGTAGACCCAGATCCGCCGAATGGTTCGACACACAGACCACCAGGCGGCAGGCTGGACTTCATGACACGCTCCATCATGGCGACCGGCTTTGGTGTGGCGTGGCCGTGGCGGTCTTCTCCAGTAACGCGTGGGAATTCCCAGACATCCGTCATTGCGTCGTGGGTATTGTCGAAGTAGGCTCGCGTGGCGTAAAACTCGCGCTTGATGTCGTCGTGCTCGCGCTTGAAGGCGTCGTGCTCGCGGGCAGCGGATTGCAATTTTTTGTAGTGCTGCTCCGGGATAAAAGTCCACTGGCTTTTGCTAAACCAGTGCGAATACATGCCGACACCACAAATGCGCTCGATGTCTTTCGGACCCCAGCCCATTTTTTCCACATCAGCAGCCAGCGCGGAACGGATGTTCTCGTAGCCTTCCCAATAGTTGTCGGCGTTGGTGTTGAATCCTTGCTCGCCGAGCATGAAGAATAAACACCGCTCTGTCGCACATGGATACTGGCGCAGGCCATCCGCGCCCATGTGGGATATTCCTCCGGCGCCTGCCGTTTTTTTGTCCCAAGTTATTTCATTGCGCATTGTCATGCGCTCGGATGCTTCCAGACCGCCGCGCCACCAAAGACGCCACAGGTCGGCCGCATTCCCCCAGATATAAATGCCGGAATTGTCTTCGACAGATGGGCGGAACGCTTTCCACCATTGCATTTGGAACTCATCAAGTTTTCCGGCGTACAAGTTATCGTTTGCCACACCATCGCCCTCCTTGCCCATTCCATAAGGCGGGTCGGCGTGGATTAAAGCGGCTTTTTTCCCATCCATTAGGCGCGCAACGTCAGCGGCGCTGGTGCTGTCGCCGCACATTAGGCGATGTTTGCCCAGCATCCACACATCGCCCGGCATGCTGATTGCCTCGGCCTGCACTGCCGGCACTTCATCGGCCTCGGTCGCGCCTTCGGGCATCGCCTCAAGCTCGGCCAGCAGTTCGTCGATTTCGTTGCCGAGGAATCCGGTCAGCGACAGGTCGAAGTCCATGCCTTGCAGGTCTTGAAGTTCAAGCGCCAGCATTTTTTCGTCCCAGCCGGCGTTGAGCGCCAGCTTGTTGTCGGCGATGACGTAGGCGCGCTTCTGCGCTTCGCTCAGGTGCGCCAGGCGGATGCACGGCACGTCGGACATGCCGAGTTTCCTCGCTCCGAGTACGCGGCCATGCCCGGCAATAATCCCGTCTTGGCCGTCGATCAGTACCGGGTTGGTAAAGCCGAATTCTCGGATTGACGCCGCGATCTGCGCCACTTGCTCATCAGAGTGAGTCCGGCTGTTGCGTGCGTATGGGATCAGCAGGTCAACGGCAATCGTTTCAATGTTCATGGCTATCCTCTGGTAATCGTTTTCTTCTGCCGCTCAATTGCCAGCCCGATATCTTCCAGTACAGCGCGGCAGGCGTCTGTAAGCATGGCATGAATCTCATGGATGTCCGTCTCGGCACACAGTACGGGAGCGTTTTGATCGGGAAAAGAGTCCATAAGGGAGCGAACCGTCGCGCCGATGAATCGCAGGCAGGCGTCGACGTCCTCCCGCTCGATCAAATTGCCGATCATCGTCTCGTATTGAGCCTTCGCGGTGAGCGCTGCGTACTTTTCCCGGACGGCACGGGCCGTCTGATAGCTGGCGCCGACGCTTTTGAATTCTCCGTCTGTCGAAGCGGCTGCACGTTTCTCTGAACGGGCGCGTGCATGCTTTGCAGTCATGTCCGAGCGGTTGCCCTGCGTCTCTTCGATCAGTTTCAACGATTCCGCAACCTTTACCCGAGCATTTGGGCCAGTTCCCT